CGTCATGGCTCATTAAGACCCTGGAGCAGGTCAATCCCATAGCCTGGGACTTCGTAGCGCCGAGCAGTGCCATACTCAACTCCCTCATCACGCAGCAGCCGATGGAAGGCGCGCTCGTCAAGGAATGGTTTGGCAAGCTGTCGAAGGACACCGCGTTTGCGATTAACCGGCAGATTCAGATGGGTATGATTGAAGGCGAGGGGATCGAGAAAATTGTGCGGCGGATCAAGGGGACGCGGGCGGCTCAATACTCGGACGGGATTCTCAACGCCAGCCGGCACAGTCTCCGAGCCGTGGTGCGGACGAGCGTGAGCAACGTCGCGCACTTGGCACGCGACGAGGTCTATGCAGCCAATACCGATGTGATCAAGGGGATCCAATGGTTAGCGACACTTGACTCCAGGACATGCGTAGAATGTATGAATCTCGATGGCAAGGTCTATCCCGTTGGCGAGATGCCTGCTATTCCAGCGCACTACTCGTGCCGCTGCACGTCAGCGCCAGTTTTACGGTCCTGGAAGGAGTTGGGCATTGACGCCAAAGAGGCGCCGGCCAGCACACGGGCGTCGATGAACGGGCAGGTCGCCGACACGACGACGTACCCGGAATGGCTCAAAAAGCAAACGGCAGAAATTCAAGATGAGGCGCTGGGCGTGTCTCGCGGCAGGATGTTCCGTTCCGGTCAACTCAAGCTAAATGACTTCATCGACCGACAGAATAGGACGTTAACGCTCAAGGAGCTGGCCAAGAAACATTGACCGAGCTTGGACCAGCTCCAAGCGAAAGTAAAAGGCGGGCGCGTGACCCGCGGTAGATACAGTAGTCAGGGCGGAATGCTCGGAAGCGGAACGCTTCTAAAAGGCGGAATGCCGAAAGGAATCACAAGATGCCAGTTTTAGCCGAAGTAAATCAAAAAGCGTTAGAAGGTTTGACAGGAACTGTTGAACTGAAGTCCCTTTATACCCAGCAGGATAACGGAATGTTCAGGCTGGATGTAGAGTCTGTCAATGGCGTTGCTCTTGAAGATGTTCTTGGCTTGAAATCTTCATTATCGAAAACCCTGGATAGGGCAAAAGGTGCGGAGAAAAAACTCAAGGAATTTGAGTCGCGATATGAAGGGATCGAGCCAGATAAGGCGAGGGATGCGATTGCCAAGCTTGAGGAGTTTGCGAACGGAAAGTTCGACGACAAGAGCAAGGCACAAATAGACGCCGCCGTTAACCAGTTCAAGGAAAAATCTGCGCAAGAAGCTGAGATTCTCAGAAAAGAAATTGAGAAGCAAAAAGCTGACGTGGACAAGTGGAAGACGGCTGCCGTGAACAAATCCAAGGCGACAGAAATTAACGCTGCAATCGCAAAGGTCGGGGCAAATCCGAATTTGAGCTACTACCTGGACACTGTGACCAAACCTGAACTGCAAGAGAACGGCGACATAAAGCTGATGATCCGCGACAAACAGGGCAACGTTAAGTTGACCAACAAAAGCGGTTCTGTTGAACCTATGACGGTCGAGGAGCATGTCGCTGAGTTAAAGGGCATCGATTCTTTTGCAGCATTTTTCCCAGGCACTGGCGCTACGGGAACTGGCGCTACAGGCGCACACACACCCGTGGTAAGAGCGGGCCAACACATTATCTCGCGTGAGAATGCGACGAACCCGCAACTGTATCGCGCCGCGAAAGAAGCGGCCGCCAAAGCAGGGACTACCCTGCAAATTGCTGAAACATAACCTGATTTAAGGAACCGTAAACATGGCAACAAATGTGTTAGGGAAATATGATCCGATATTCTACGCTCAAGAAGGCTTGATTGCTCTTGAGAAGGCGTTGGGACTGGCCGGCCGCATTCACCGGGGCTACGACGCCGAGCGGCGAACGTTCGGCAAAGGCCAGACGATCAGTATCAGAAGGCCGTCGGTATTCACGGCCGCAAGCGCCCCAGCAACCGCCGTGGCAGTCGCAACGGAGTACGTGGACATCACGCTTAACCAGTGGCAAGAAGTCAAATTTGGTCTGACCGATCAGGAATTGTCTTACACGGGCGAGAAAATCATCGAGGACCACGTCCGTCCGGCAGCCTACGCGCTCGCCGACAAAATCGACCAGGACCTGGCCAGCTTGTACAAGTACGTGCCCTGGTATTATGACCTGTCAGGCACACCGACCATCGCCGACGTGACCGGCCCGCGCAAGGTTTTGTTCAACAACAACGCGCCAGTGCAGGATGACGACTTGATGCACTACATGATGGACGGCACGCTGGCCCACTCCCTGATGGGCCTTACGGCCTTTGGTGAATGGCAGGGTGCTGGCGCCGCCGGGGTCGAGACTCAGCAGAGAGGTACGCTCGGGCGGAAGTTCGGCATGGAGTGCTTCGCCAACCAGAACACGCCGTCGCACACAGCAGGGGCAATGGCCGATGCCGCCGGAGCAGTGGTTGCGGGCGGCTGGCTGAAGGGGGCTACTACAGTCACGATTGACGAACTGACCGACGCGCAGACCGTCAAGGCGGGCGATACTTTCTCGATTGCCGGGCATACGCAGCGGTACGCATTCACCGAGGACAAGGCCGTGGCGTCCAATGCGCTGACTGCCATTGGTATCTATCCGGCGTTGAAAGCGGCGGCTACTGCCGACGCTGTGGTGACGATCCGCGTCGATACGCACACCGCCAATCTCGCCTTCCATCGCAACTTTGCGGCCCTGGCGATGGCTCCGTTGTCGGAAATAGGCAACCAGCTCGGTGCGAAGATCGCAACGATTACCGATCCGGTAAGCGGGCTGTCTCTGCGTTCGAGATTGTATTACATCGGAAATTCGTCTGAGGTGAACGTCGCCCTCGACGTGCTGTACGGCTATACGATTCTCGATGGTAATCTGGCTTGCCGAGCCTGCGGATAGTCGGTCAGAACCGATAAGTCAAAACATGAAATGCCCGTCTGTCGTTGTGGCGGGCGGGCATTTTCTTTTAACCCATAGCTAAGGAGATTTCGCATGGGAACGTTACCCACTATCAGAGTCATCGGGCCGAAAGGCTTGGCCATCATCAACGTTTCGGATCTCGAACTGTACCTGGCAAAAGGTTTCAAGACGGAAGCGGAAGTGCTGGCTGCTGAGGCTAAGGCCAAAGCGGAGGCCGAGGCCGAATCTGACAGCACGGTCAATGCCGACGATTTGGATCAAATGAGTGTACCCGAACTGCGCGCGGTAGCCGAAGCAAACGGCATCGATCTTAGCGGCCTGACCAAGAAAACGCCCATTGTGGAGGCGATTCGGGCTTGGAGCAAAATGCCAGACTGAGACTGATTGAGTCGCTCGTCTGATTTTGTCAAAGAAAAACGATAGAAAGGCAAAAGCCCTATGAAGCGATTTACCCTATTTGCCATGCTGGCCGTGATTTGGGTGCTCTGCGTGTACGACGTGTCCGCCAATACCGTCACGTATCCAGTCTCATCAGGACGGCCAGGACGAATTACAGTCGTCGCCACGCAGGACCTGAACGATCTGTCTCTGACCACGCGGACGGTTACGGGGACATTGGAACGTATAGCGATCCTGGCGCCGCCGTCTGACGCGAATCATTCCGAGACGGATTTTACGGTGACGCTCAAGGATGATTTGGGACTGACTCTGTTTACGCGGACGGACTGCAATAGCCTCGTCATGCCATACAACTATGCGCTGACTTCAGCGGATAAGGCCGCCAATCTCTATCCCGGCATTGCAGTATCTGGGCCGCTTACTTTGGAGATCGAGGACGTTAACTCATCGGCCGAGATTCAGACTCTATCGCCTGACGCGGCAGCAACGGCAGGACCATTCTGGCTGACCTATGACGGACAAAGCACGGTTCACGTCAGCGAGGTTGTTACGCTCACTGATGTCAATGACCCCAACGGCGGAACCTTCAAGCTCACGTTTGGAGGACAGGAAACAGCGGCCCTGGCCTACGATGTCAATTCGGTAGTTCTCGATGCAGCATTGGAAGCCCTCACGTCTATTGGCGCGGACGAGGTTGTTTGCAGCGGCGGTCCATTGCCCGATGTCCCTATGGTCATCACCTTTGACGAAGGGCTCGGCTATCAGAACGTCGGGGCGATTACGTTGACTACCAATGCGTTGACGGCCACGGTTGCCGGACAAACGGCCAGCTACCTCATTACGGTAACGACGGCCGGCGACGGGCTGATTTACAGTTCGAGCATCGCGGGCATACAGGCGGCACTTGAAGCCATGTCTAATGTCGATGCTAATGACATCATCGTCGGCGGCGGGCCACTATCGGAGGACGCGAACGATACGACGTTCACGTTCCTGCTCGAAAATGGGGATGTGCCGATTATCGCTATTGACTCTACCTACTTGACCGGGCCGACGATCTGTCCCATCCATGAAACCGTCAAAGGCGGTTTTGACCTGCCACAAATCACTGTCGATATCTACTACAAACCGCAGAATTGAGAGGGCTGACCATGTCGGCAACGTTTACGGTTGAAGATGGCTCGGGCCTGGTGGCCGCCAACAGTTATCTGTCCGTGGCCGACGCCGACCAGTATCACTTGGAGCATAGCGCCTCAACGGACTGGAGCGGGGCGACGGAAGCCAATAAGCAGAAAGCTCTGCGGTTGGCGACGCAGTACG